GGTAGAGCACGTCGGACGGGGCCTCGACCGCCTGCGCGACCGGGGCACGCTTGTTGAGAACATGGGCGCGGAGCAGGCTCATGCGTCAGACCCCTCGGATGTTCGTGTCGGCGACGGGGTTCTGTACCACGCGGGCGTTCTTCATCACGTTCGCCTCGCGGGTCAGCATGGCCTCAAGTTCCATCTCGCGGCGCTGAAGCTCGGCCTTGAGAGCCGCCTCGCGCTCCATCATGCGGATCTCGGCGTCCTGCATCTGCTGCTGGAGCGCCATTTTCATCTGGTTCATCTGCGCCTCGAAGGCGAGCTTGGCCTGCTCGCGCTCGCGCTGGAGCTGCGCGTCGAACTGCGCCTGCGCCATCTCCATCTGCGCGTCGAACTGCGCCTTCTGCTGCTTGAGCGCCATGTCGGCCTGAGCCTTCATCTGCTGGGCCTGTATCTGCGCTTGGGCCTGCATCATCATCGGGTTCGGCTGGCCGTTCTGAGTCGCCTGCGCCCGCTGCTGGGCGAGCATCTGGACCTGCTCTTGCGTGATAACCGGAAAATGGGCGTCGGCGTTACGCAGCCCCGTCGATTCCGCCATCTTGCGCAGGGTGTCGAAGACGTGACCGATGTTGAGGATGGGGTTGAACGGATCGCCGCCGAGGGCCTGTATCGCGCCCTTTTGCTCGTTCACGACCGCCATCAGCGCCTGCACGTCCCGGTCCCGGTTGCCGGTGCCGAGGCCCGTGTTGACGACGACGTCCATGCCGGCGTCCCAGGCGCGGGGGTCGACCTCGACCTCCTTGCCGGCGATGCGCAGCTTGCGGGCGCGGTCCTGGTGGCGCACGAACAGCTTGAGGATGGCCTTGAAGATGCGGGCCATGCCGCCACAGTTGGCGATGTTCTGAGCGTATTCGTCAACCTTGCTGTGCATCGCCGACTGGGCGATGTTCGCCGCCGTGGCGCTCTGGTTCTGGAGCGCGTCGACATTCTGCGACTGCGAGCGCACCGAGACGCCTGTGCGCTTCTCTGTGACCGCGTCGATGTTGTCGAGCAGCGGCACCACGTTGGGCGCGATGAACTCCGAACGAACCGGAGCAATCGGGTTCTTGCCGGCGCGGCGGATGAGAACGTCGCCAAACTTGCGGTCATAGACCGCGTCGATGTTGACGTAGGCGTTCTCCTCCACCTCCACCGCCGGGACGAGCGTCATGTAGAGGTTGTCGAGGACGCCGCGCCAGCCGACTGTCTTGATGCGCTGGAGGTCGCCGATTTTCTCGTAGAGGCCACGGCCGCGCCAGGTGTGAGGGCGCGGCTCAGGCACGATGTCGGCAAAGGGCACGTCGTCCGACCAAGGCTCATCGAGGAGGAGCTTACGCCCGCCCTCTGCGCCCGCCATGATGACACGCCGCCGCTCGGCAATGCCGTCCCCGTCCGCATCGACGAGGATGTAGCACTCGAAAACCTCGATTAGCTCGGTCGACTCGTCGGGTGCCTTGTCCACATACCAGCGGTACTGGTCGCGGATGGTGTCCTCGATGTCGTCGATGTCCTGGTGCGAGGGGATGCCCTTGACGAGTTCGGCGTCGTAGCCGTCCTCGATGAGCTGAGAGCGGGTGGCGGTGTACTTGTGCGCGATGAAGCGCGCTGTCTCGTCGATGGTCGTGGCGTTGCGGTCGAGGAGGAACTCCTCGCCGGGGATGCAGCGCAGGCGCAGGCGGCCGGCGGTGACGAGGCGGCGGATCTTGACGTCGTGCAGCATCGGCTGCTGCGTCGGGGCCATCATGCCCATGCCGCCAAGAGCCGCCATCATCGCGGCCATCGGAGGCTGGGGCGGTGCAGGCATGGCCGCGGGCGGCTGCGGCGGCTGTGGCAGCTGTGGCGCGCCTAGAGCCGGCGCAGGGGCCGTGTCGTCATCCTCCTCCTCGACGTCCTCCGCCGGCTCGGCGTCATCAGCCACCAGCGCGTCGCCGTCCTCACCCGTTGCGGCGTCCGGGTCGGTGTCGCCCGCTTCGCTCGGCTCACCGTCGACCGGATAGGCGATGTCTTCCAGGACTTCATCGTCCTCGCCGAGCCCGTCCATGAGCAGCGCGTACTGCTCGTCGTCCAGCTCGGTGAACTCCTCGATGTCGTATTCCGGCGTATCGTCCCACCAGAACTTGACGATGCCGTTGCCGAGCAGCAGGCCGTCCCAGAACGCGTTGCGGAACTCGCGATAGCCATTGCACTCGCGCATGACGACGTAGTTCACGTAGTCGGTCGCGAGGTCGGCGTATTCCTCGTGAATGGTTTTCGTGGGCTCGTAGACGACGACGCGGTCAGAGGCGAAGAAGGTCCGAATCAAGCCGGGCAGGATGATGCCGTGGGTGTCGGCGACGTCGCGGGAGACGATAGACGAGCGCCCCTCGCCCATGGAAGGGATGTCGACCTCGCCCTCGAAGAAGCGCAGCGCCCATTCGCGCACGCCTTCCCGGTCCGACCCGTCGAACAGGTCGGCGTCCTCGATCTGGGTCGAGACGATGGCCGCAAGGCGGTCCTTCGTCAGGGGCTTGGGCTTGCGTGCCATGGGGCTCCTCGGCGGGAATCGGACCCGCAGGGGTTACATTGCGCGGTTGGCGTCGAGGTCTTAGGCCTCGTGCATCACATGCCACCCCGCAGGGCCATGTCCTCCGCCGTGCGGCGGCGAGCCTCCTCCGGCGTGAGCGGCGTGCGGATCATCGCGCGCATCCGAGCCAGCTCTCGCTCAAAATCGTCCATCGCCGGGGCCGGCGGGATGTTCGCCTCGATGACGACCGGCGGGGGCGGCGGCGCAGGCCGCTGCGCACGGTCGATGCCGATGGCGAGACTAAGCGCGTCGATCTGCTCCTGAATCGAGCGCATGGCGGCGAGCAGCTCCGGCGGAAGCGAGCCGCCACCGACCGGAGCGCCGTCGCCGTACATGTCGCGCTCGCGCATGGCGGGGCCGATGGGCGCGCCACGCTCGCCGTAGACGTCGTTCGTCGCGTAGAGCCGGTCCCTTGACGGCGGCAGCGGCGGCGGAGGCGGCACCATGTCCGCGGGGCGGCGCGGCGGCAGGGGCATGACCGGGAAATCGCCGAGGCCCTCGCGGTCGCCGCGCGGAACGCCGCCGGAGTGCAGATCCGCCAGCATCGAGCCGGTGGCCTGGCGCTGGGCGTCGTACTCCTCGAATGCCCGCTCGGGGTAGAGGTTGTCACGCGTCGCGAGCATGGCTCCGCGGGAGACAGGAACATCGCGAGGACGCTCGACCGGGATGGCGCGGATGCGGTCCATCTCCTCGGCCACGACCTGTGCGTCACGGGCGGCGGCGCGCTCGGCGTCGTAGACGTCGGCTGTGGCGGCGGGGAAGTACTTGCCGCCAGCATAGACGCCGCGGATTTCTTCCGGGCGGCGCGGCGGGATGGGCGCGCGCATCATCGGCAGGTCGGCGGGTCGGCGAGGAGGTATCATAGCACCCAATCCATTTTGCGCTTCGGCGGCGTGTAGGACGTCGGCTGCTCGGCGAGGCTTACAGCCAGGTAGCGAAAGGCGTCGCACGGGTGGCTGGTGAAGTCGTGATACGGGCGCTCAAGAAACACCTTGCGCACGTCGTCCCATTGCCGGCGGTACTGACGAAGCGCTTTGATGCCCTCGCCGCAGGTCGCATCGTCGAACCAGCAGCGCGGCAGGATGCGCCGCACCGCGTTGATGCCGTCCTCGATGGAAAGCTGCGGCGCGATCTCACAACGGATGCCGAGGCTCTCCAAAGTCTCGAGCCGCGAGCGGCCGGTGCCCAGCTCCTTCACCTTGACGTCATGCGGCAGGACGTGGCGGTCGTAGACGTAGCCCTTGTCCTGGAGAACCTTGGCGTAATGGTCGAGGCCGAAGGAGTTGTTTGCGTAGAAGTCCACCAGCCGGATCTCGTTCGCGGCCGTCTGGTAGAACCAGATGGCCGTATGGTCCGACATGCCCAAGTCCCAAGCGGTGTTGACGGCAATGGTCGGGTCATAGAGGCCCGGCTTGATGCGCCCGGCCGTTTCCACGACCTCCATTTCCCTGCCGTAATACGCGCCGACCACGGCCGCCTGGAATGAGCACTCGAACTCCTGCGCGTATTGCTCAGGCGTCATCGTCTTGCGTGCGCTGTCCAGCTCATCGCGGTCGATAAGGCCCGACTGCGAAGCGCGCAGCAGCAGCGAGAAGAACTCCTCTGGCGTGTCCTTTGCGACCCCGTAGAGGTCGGCAAAATCGTTGAGGCCCTTCGGGGTGCCGATCCAGACGCCCCAGCCCTTGCGGTCGGCGAGCGCCGGGCGAAGGATCTCGTTGAACAGGCGCGGGCTCATGTCCGCCGCTTCGTCGAGCACCACGCCGTCGAGGTAGATGCCGCGCAGGCTGTCCGGGTTGTCCGCGCCGAACAGGCGAACCTGCCCGCCGTTCGGGAGGTCGAGCCGAAGCTCGCTCTCATGCGCCGAGGCACCGGGGACTTTGAGCCCCATGTCCTTGACGCACTCCCACGCCACTGTCTTCGCCTGCTTGAGCTGCGGGGCAATGTAGGCGAAGCGCGGGCGAGGCTTCGTGCAGCGCAGGGCCGCGTCGATCAGGTCGGCGACGCAGGCCACCGTCTTGCCGCCGCGACGGTGAACCACCAGCACTGCCCAGCGCTGCGTCCGCTTGTGGAAGTCGACGAACGGGGCGCGGGGACGGTAGCCGAGGTCGACGGTCTGCTCACTCGCCGGCACGCGGCACGCCCGAGATGATCTTGATGCCGATCGGGCCTCCGTTCTCGCCTGTCACCTGCATGGGCAACACCTTTCCGAGCAGCGACATGAACGGGCCGGGGTTCTGGACTGCCTGATCCTCAAGGTACGACACGAGCCCTTCGGACCCAATCTTGTTCCCGGCGTTCTCGGCGGCCTTGAGGATCGCATCCTTGAGCAGCGCGGTCGTCTTGTTGACTGACCCCTTGGGGCGCCCCTTGCCCGCTGCCGGCGGCTTGCGCTTGGTAGCAGCCGGCACTTGTTTAGTGTCGGCGGGCATGTCTCAACCCTCCCGCTTCGCGGTGGTGATGTTCATCGTCGTCTCACGTCCCGCAGGACGGCCTCTGTGTGCGCCCGCAGGCGCGGAATGCCTCAGATCGTCGGTGCTCTACGGGCACCGCAGATTTTTAGCGCCGGCGTCGTTTCTCCTGTTGACAGCACCTCAGATTTGAGGCATAGTGTGTTCATCAAGAGAGGAGACACCGACATGATGAACACCGAAACCCGCATCGCCAATGCCTACCGTGATCTGGTCAAGGACACTTTCGACGGTTGGGTATCCCTTGTGAACCTGCGCCGTTCTCTTTCTGACATTGATCGCGCTACTCTTGACGATACACTCCACACAATGCGCCGTGCAAAGACTATCAGCTTTGACCTCGCGGTTAATCAGAGCCGCCTCACCAAGGAGGACCGCGCCGCCGCTCTAAAAGTCGGGTCGGACAACATGCACGTCGTCATCTTCAACTAACGAGAGGGGCTTCGGCCCCTCTTTTTTATGGAGACTGTCATGACCGCAGCCGACATCACCGCTTGGCGCAACACCCTCGGCATCTCTCGGGCCGAGGCTTCCCGCCGTCTCGGATGCGCCGAGAACACCCTCCAGGCTTACGAGCAGGACCGCGTCCGTATCCCGCTCTACATCGCCCTTGCCTGTGCCGCCCTCGCCTACGGGCTGCCGCCATGGCGACCGTGAGGCTCGCTTCTTGACCATCCGCCGGGGCATCATCTTCCCGAACATCAATGCTCCCGGTTCTTGCCCTTCGATGTGAACGGGAGGACGTCGCCATTGAGGGGCTCAGGCGGCTCGGCCTCGTCGATCTCGTAGACGATGGGGACGGAGAACTTGCCGCTCATCCAGTCGTAGAAAAGCTGGGCTCGGCGGATGGTGTCGCCGTCGGTTTCGTCGTCTAGGGCGACGGAGCAGGCGAGCGCGAGGGCGCGGGAGCGGGCGACGTCCATCTAGCTCTTGCCCTTGGGCTTCTTTGCGGTCTTGGCGCTCTCGCGGAACGCCTTGGCGGAGGGGGCGCCCTTCGAGCCCGGCTTGCGCATCTTCTCGCCGGAGCCGGCCTTGATGCGCTCCCTCTTAGCGTGAATGTTGGCGTACAGCCCCGGCTTGCTTGCCATATCAGCAATCCCATTTCCTGAGAGCGAGCGCCTTGCGGGTCGGGCGCCCCTTCTCGTCTTTCATCGGGCCTTTGACGCCGCTCATGCGCGCGCAGAAACTCTTGCGGCGGGCGGCGTCGGCAGGGGACTTCTTGGCCTGCTTGGCTGTGACCGGGGGCTTGAGATCCGCGCCTTCGGTGCGCTTGTAGTGAGCGCGACCCTTGGCGTTGAGCCCACCCTTGGGGTTCTGGTGTTCCTTCTTAGGCATCCTCGCCCTCGGCGGTGTAGAACAGGCGCTCGCCGTCGAAGAGGGCGCGGTCGCGCTCGGCGGTGTAGACCTGCTCCTGCACGAGGTAGTCCGGGCGCTCGGTGAAGGGCTTGATCCAGCTCGGCTCGCGCCAGCGGATGCGGTTGTTCGGCATGGCGGCGAGATTGCCGTCGTCGAGCGCGATGATGTGGGCCTGCTTGTGCTGGTCAGGCATCTCGCTGTAGTCACTCTCGGCGTAGTCGAGGGTGAACCAATACGTGCCGGGCCTCACCTCACCGTCGCCACAGAACACGTCGCAGCGCATCGTCTCGAGGTAGCTGTAGGCGTGGACGGCGTGAGTGTAGGAGAGGCAGTCCCACATGCAGATGGCTGTGAGCGGGAGCGGGTCGCAAGGCTTCGTCACGAAGGCGTGGAACGGGATCCGCGCCCACTGCGCGCCCTGGCGCATCATGGCCTGGAAGGCGGGAACACGGCCCTCGATGGTCGTCACGCCGAAGGCGCAGCACTCCTCGTAGTCCCCGTGGCCGTCCTGCTGGGCGCGGAGGAACTCGCGCCGGGCGAGCATGTAGCGGTAGGGGATGTCGGAGACGAGGTAGGGCATCAGGTGAGCATCCGGTTGCGAATGACGTTGCCCTGGCTGTCGTAGGTCACGCCGTCGGTGCCCGTGATGGTCTCTTGCGTCGAGTCCTGCCCGTTAAAGAGCGGATTGCCGGGCTGCGCTTGCTGCTGCGTCGCGAGGACAGGGTTCTGAACGTCCGCCCGCCAGGCGTTCATCGCTGGCGGGAAGATGACGGCCTGCGCGCCGCCCGGAGATGCCGGAAGGTTGCCCGCATCCGAGAACACGGACGGCATGCGGTTGAGCCCAGCGGTGTACGAGCGCGCGGCGTCCTGGTAGCGGAAGTTCGCTGAGCCGTCGTTCACCCGCTCGCCGAGCATGCCGATGTTCTGGAGGTAGGCCGCCATATTGTCGGGCGAGTGGCCGCCTGTGAGCTGACTTGTCCAGTAGGCCATGCCGGCGTCGTCGGGGGCGCGGCCGAGGTACTTGTCGTAGAAGCCGGCGGTGATGTTGCGCGCGTCTTCCATGCTGTAGGGCGTGGGCGCGGCCAGCTCGGCCTGAGCATCCGACATGAACTGGTCGCGCAGCACGTCCTGCGAAGCGCCGCTGTTGCGCGCCCAGTCGGCATAGGCCCGCACCGCCTCCTCGGACCCGTCACGGCCGAGAACGTCGCGATAGAGCGAGCGGACGTACTCCATGTAGTCCATCGTCAAGCTCCGTCGTCGTCCTGGTCGTACAAGATGGTGCAGTCGGCGAGATCGGGGTCGGAGGCGTAGGCGTACATCTGGCCGAGAGCAGCAAGCATCTGCTGGATCTGCTCTCCCTGCTGCTCGCGCTTGCGGGCGTCCTTCTCGCGCTCGGCAAGGGGCTTGGCGGGGGAGCCTAAGCGCAAGACGGGGTCGCCGCCGATGTGGTCGCGGAGCGTGATCATGAGATGCCTCGTGATGTTCCGGCTGACCGCCATCGCCCGCACGTCTACTCGACCGGATTGCCGAGCCCGCAGCCAGGACGTTGACGCGTAGAACGCGCTGGTCGGTCTTGTGTCCCCACCGGGCCGGGCCGTGTTGGGAGGAGTGGCCGCGGATGCTAAGTGGCCGGCCCTATGCCTATCGTGTCCCGATAGGCATTGTCTTTTCCCGAGCCGACCGGCAGCGTCGGGAGCATCGCGTGACCGAGAGAGCGGTACCTCCACGCGAAGCAGAGCCGCCCGACAAAGGCGAGTTATTGACGGGGATCGCAGCCCCGCTTTGCGCCCCGAATCGAAAAA